ATGACACTCATATGTTTGGTTGCCATTTTCTGACATAAATTGCTGACCACTTAATTTTTCAGCGTAATATGTGCAATCATTTATAGATTTGAAATAAATCTTTGCTTCATTCATCTGGCTTGGTTGCATTGCACAATATAACATAAATGCTGTTATCAATCTTTTATGCTCCTTAAACTTTCCATAACTTTGTCAATATCTGGTTCTGTGCCATTTGGGTCGTAAACACATTTATATTTTCTAGGACACCAAGTTTCAATCATCATTGTAAAAGTCTTATTACCACCCTCATAAATACACGCTTTTT